GCGGGCGGTACGGCACAAACCGGGACGATGACGCTTGGTCAGTCCACGGATACCCAAACTGTAAACATTGCCACTGGCGTAGCCGCTACGGGTAAAACCAAGACCATCAATTTTGGCACCGCAGGCGCATCCGGTTCAATTACCAACATTACCTACGGCTCCGCAACCGCAGGTTCGACAACCACGCATGCTTGGAATGCAAACGGCAATGCGGTTATGAGTATTGACGCGTCTTCCAATTATTTGGTTGATACGGCCACCGGCACCATAAAAATTGGCGGCACAGCGCAAACGGGAGCAATTACCCTTGGTCAGTCCACGGACACCCAAACGGTAAACATTGCCACTGGCGTAGCCGCTACGGGCAAAACCAAGACCATCAACATTGGAACCGCAGGTAGCTCCGGGTCAGTTACTAACCTTATCTATGGTTCGGCGACAAACGGTTCAAATTGCTCCCATAGATGGTACATAAGCAGCGGGGCATTGGCAACAGCCGCCAGTTGGGAATATAACGTCTATGCAGCGCGGTACGAGTTTAGTATTGGCGATGGGGCTGCGGATTCTACGGCATTAAAAATAGCCAGCGCAGACTCATATAATTATATTCGTTTTACCACATCTGCCGGGGCAGATGTATTTGCCATCCAAAATAACGATTACAAACTTCTTTTTAGCGGGGCGTCTAACAGTGCGGGCTTTCTTTATGACGCATTCCTTTATAAGACTGTACTTGGCCCGTCTGCCAGTAGTGGCGGTAGTTCTAACAGCGCGTACCTTTTGTTGTCGCAAGGTTCAACGACAAATGTGCCCCTGCAATTTGAAACAGCCACCGCACTAAAAACAACCGCAGTTGCAGGCGGCGTTGAATATGACGGCACGGCGTTTTATGGCACAACGTCCACGACTACGGGCCGTGGTTTCCTTCCCGCTCCGCAGTATTTTAGACTGTCGGCTGATGGATCGGCAACAGGCAACGCGGGATTTGCAAACTTCTTCGGCTCCTCATCTGGTATTACTTTAAATGCCAGTGGTTTTTACGAGGTTGAGTACACCATTTACTTCCTGAAGACAACCGCTGCCACAGTTCAATTTAGGTTGTCATTTTCATCAGGCCCCACCAACTGCAACGCTTTCTATATGGGCACGGGCGTAGGCGGCGGCGCTACCGTTGGCACGGGTCAGACGGCAGCGGTGTATTTGCAAACCGGCACGACTGCAACTCTACCCCTTACGGGTTCTTTGACCACGGGCGTAAACCATGTGTATGTGGTTAAGTCAATTATCCAAGCCAATGCTTCAACAACTTTGGATTTGCAAATTCAAGCAACCTCGGGCACTGTTACCCCGCGAACCGGTAGTTATTACAAAGTAACCGCGCTTCCCGCTGGCAACACGGGCACCTTTGTGTAAATCATGATTGATCCGTTTACCGCTATGGCCGCTGTGTCATCAGCGGTCAATCTGATCAAGAAGGCATCCGCAACGGTCAATGACGTTCGCAGTCTGGGGCCGTTGCTTGGGCAGTATTTTGACGCCAAGCACGAAGCCACCAAGGCAGTTAAGGAAGCCAAGAAGAAGGGCGGCTCAAACATGGGCCGCGCCATTCAGGTTGAGATGTCCCTCATGCAGCAGAAGCAGTTTGAGGACGAACTGAAGATGCTGTTCTTCACCACCGGCAATGCGGATGTGTGGGAGAACATCATGATCCGGGTCAACCAGATGAACCGGGATGATGCACTTGAGGCCAAGCGGGAGAAGGAAGCCGCTGCCAGACGCCGCAAGGAGTTGGAAGAAACTATTCAGGTGATCGTGGGGTCGGCCATGATTGCCACAATGTTGGCAGGCGTTGTGTACGCCATTGTCTCGGCCTACATCTACTGCAAGAGCCACATCTGTGGGTATTGAGGAGCGCACATGAACTGGTCAGACATTCTTAAGGCAATCATCCCCATTGTGGTCATGTGTTTGGCGTGGCTGCTCGGGCAAGTTAATTCCTTCAATGAGCGTTTGACCAAGATTGAGGGCCAGATGCCTGCCCTCATCACCAAGGAGGGCATCCCCACAGACAGCCCGATTTCTGCCGAACGCAGAATGATCATGAAGGAACAAATCTACAAGGACATCAACGAACTTCAGGTGAAGGTCAAACTCCTTGAAGAACACGAACGCATGAAAGGAATCAGGTAATGTTGACCCTGCTATCCACCTTCATCTCCTTCCTGATGGGCGGTCTGCCCAAACTGCTTGATATGTGGCAGGACAGCAAGGACAAGAAGCACGAACTGGCCCTCGCTCAGTTGCAGACTGAGCGGGAACTTGAACTCCGCAAGGCGGGTTTTGAGGCTCAGGCGCGGGTGGAGGAGATCAAGACTGAGCAGATCGAGATGCAAACGTCTGCTGCGGTGCAGCAATCAGTCATCGCCGCCCAACAGGCTGAGATGCAGGCGCTCTACACCCATGACGCCGAACTCGGCAAGGGCGCATCTCAGTGGGTTGTAAACATCCGGGCGGGCACCCGCTCCTTCCTGACCTTGGGCTTCTTCCTGCTGTTGGTGTTGATCGACATCCTGATCTTCATCCACGGCTACAACACCGGGGCATCCTTCCGCGATCTGGCTGAGATGCTGTGGGACGAAGACACCCGCATCATGTTTGCGTCGATCATCACCTTCCACTTCGGCGGCAGGGCGTTTGGCAAGTGAACGTCAGCCCTAAAGCCATCGACATGATCAAGCACCATGAGGGTGTGCGGATGAAACCATACCGCTGCCCTGCAAGGCTGTGGACGATTGGCGTGGGGCATGTCATGTACCCGGATCAGGCCCGCCTGCCCATTGAGCAGCGGGACAACGTAGCCCTGCGCCCAGAAGATAATCGGGCATTTACACAGGAAGAAGTTGATGGAATCCTCCGAAGTGATCTCGCACGCTTTGAGCGCGGCGTTCAGCAGTTCTGCCCTGTTAGTCTTACACAAGGTCAATTTGACGCTCTTGTTTCTTTCTCTTTCAATGTCGGTCTGGGCACACTTCAGCGAAGCACGCTCCGTCAGAAGGTTCTGCGCGGAGACATGGCAGGCGCTGCGGAGGAGTTCTTGAAGTATTGCCTTGCCGGGGGCAAAATCCTCCGGGGATTGCAGAACCGCCGCAATGACGAACGGGCCTTGTTTCTGAGTTAGGACAAGAAATGCCACTCAAGAAGATTTTGTTCCGCCCGGGGGTTAACCGCGAAAATACACGGTATGCGTCTGAGTCATTGGGCTCGGTAAGTACAGGTACGCAGTCCGTTGGTGGTTGGTACGAGTGCGACAAGGTGCGGTTCCGTGCCGGTACCCCGGAAAAGATTGGCGGTTGGGCCCCGATCTCCAACAACGTATTCCTTGGCGTCTGCCGTTCCCTGTGGAACTGGGTCACGCTTGGCAGTTTGAACCTGATCGGTGTAGGTACCAACCTCAAGTTCTACATCGAAAAAGGCGGGGCATATAACGACATTACTCCGCTGCGTAAAACTTCCACGGGGTTGAGCAACCCGTTTGCGGTAACCCTAAACTCCACCACGGTCACGGTTACCGATGCTTCGCATGGGGCGTCTGCCGGGGATTACGTTACCTTCAGTGGCGCTACTGATATTGGCGGTGTCGGCACAAACGTAACCGCAGCGGTGCTGAACAAAGAGTTCTCCATTGATGCAGTTCTTACTCCGAATACCTACACCATCACCATTAGCGTACAAGCCAACGCTACTGCGGTAGCTGGTTCTCCGGGCGGCGGAGCCGCAGTTTCAGCAGCGTATCAAATCCCCGTAGGCCCGTCATATGCGATTCCGTTGACTGGATGGGGTGCAGGCCCGTGGGGCTCTGGGCCGTGGGGTGTAGGTACTCCAAGCACAGCCGATATTCGCTTGTGGAGCCAGAACAACTTTGGGGAAGACTTAATCTTCTCTTACCGTGGGGGCCCTATTTATTATTGGGACGCCACGGGCGGGGTTACAACTCGCGGGGTTGCGCTTACGTCGTTGTCCGGGGCGTCAGACGTACCCACAATACAAAACTTCATCTTTGTGTCGGACACGAGCCGGTTTGTGTTTGCGTTCGGTGCCAACGACTACGGCAGTGCGGCGCTAAACCCGATGTTGATTCGTTGGTCGGATCAAGAATCGCTGACGAACTGGACACCGGCAGCTACCAACCAAGCAGGTAGCGTGACGCTTTCCCACGGGTCTGAGATTGTTGCCGCTGTGCAAACCCGGCAGGAAATCGTGGTGCTCACGGACTCGTCCGTGTACTCCCTTCAGTACCTTGGGCCCCCCGTTGTCTGGGGGTCGCAAATTCTTGGTGACAATATTTCGATTGTCGGCCCCAATGCCGTTACTGTCGGTTCTGGTCGCGTATTCTGGATGGGGATAGACAAATTCTACGTATACGATGGCCGACTGCAAACCCTGCGGTGCGATCTGCGGCAGTACGTCTACAACGACATTAACTTGGCGCAGCGGGCTCAATTCTTTGCCAGTACCAGCGAAGGTTTCAATGAGGTCTGGTGGTTCTACTGTTCTTCAGGTTCCACGGTCATTGACAGGTACGTGGTGTACAACTACCTTGAAGACATTTGGTACTACGGCACCATGGGGCGCACCGCATGGCTGGACTCTGGGCTTAGGGATAACCCAGTTGCGGCTACCTACGATTACACCTTGGTCAACCAAGAATACGGTGTAGACGACAATACCACGGGCGTTCCCGTGGCAATGGAGTCTTTCATCTCGTCGTCTGAATTCGATATTGACGACGGCCACAACTTTGGGTTTGTGTACCGTATCCTGCCTGACTTGACCTTCCGTGGTTCGACTGGGGATAACACCCCGCAAGTCACTATGACGCTCATTCCGTTGGCTAACTCGGGTTCGGGATATACCGACCCGCAATCGGTTGGCGGATCCAGCTACGCCACAATTCAACGCATCAAAACCTACCCGGTTGAGGAATTCACCGGCCAAGTGTTTGTCCGGGTGCGCGGACGCCAG